TCAAAAAACTTTTTCGTATCAAAAAAGGAAGATACTTAGGATACTATCTTGATAGACAAGCAGAAGAAATTAAACAATGTGAAAATGATGGATGGTATGGTATAGATTGGCAACCACTTTGGGATGCAAGGGCTGAAATTTTGGATAAAAAGTTGTTGACTAATAATATAAATAATAGTAAAATGGAGTTATATACCAAGTATAACATTTTAGATTGCACTGGCCTTTTTGAAGAAAAAAATAATTTAGAATATTTTATGGAGTAATTATGAAAATTATTGCAATCGGTGGTGAGCCAGGCGCAGGTAAAACTTCGCTAATGAAAAAAATTATAGAAAAATATAAAATGCTTCCTGCATACGAAGCTTTTAAATTAGTACCATATCTCAATAAAAATAACTATTACGTTCTCGGTAAATATGAGCAAGATGAAGTTTTTGCTGGCACTGATCGTATGAGCATGGCAGTGCAACCGGAAGCCAAAAAATTTCTTTCTAGTTTACCGGAAAATTCTATTGTTCTATTTGAAGGCGATAGATTATTCAATTCTTCTTTTTTAGAAATGTGTGTCGAATTATATGATACTAAAATTATCTATCTGAAAACATCAAAGAACGTAAGACAAGGAAGGTATGAAGAAAGAAAAAGCAATCAAAACGAAACTTGGTTGCAAGGTAGAGAAACTAAAATATCAAATATATTGTCTAATATTCAATTGATGTTTAATATTGAGAGTTATGAAAATAATAATTTAGAACAACAATCTAAATTAGTGAATATTATATCCGGTTATATGGAGTAAAAAATGAAAACTTGCACTTGTGGTAAAAAAAATTGTGGGTGTTCTAGTGTAGATTTAATGCCGCTAGAGTTAGAAACAACATCAATTGTTAATTATAAATATGAAGAAGGAAAAATTATTTCCGACTTCAAAAAATATGTTGACAAAACTTATTCCGAACATTATAATAGTTCGGATAATTTCCAAGCTTTTGATGCTTGGATTGCATTAGGAGATGCCACTCCTACTTTTCGTAATACGGCATTAAAATATTTGTGGCGTTATGGAAAAAAGAATGGTAATAATAAAAATGATTTAATGAAAACTTTACATTATACTCTACTATGTTTATATAACGATCACTATCGTGATAAGTAATAGGCTTTTCTAGAGGCTACTCTTTTAGCGATCCATTCTGAAGATTGTTTTTTACCTTTTCTAGAATTACTCATTTTCTGTTTAGTTTCTTCTGAATGTAAAACGCCTTTATGTGAATCACTGAGTTTTTTTCTAGTTTCTTCAGTAGCTTTTTTACCAAGTTTACTTATTGAGATTTTTTTACAGTGTTCTTTTGTTCTGATTAAACCTAGCGTGCCTTCGCCGCCGTCAGTTCTGTTAAGCAAAATACCTGTATTATTATCTTTTCTACCATACCAACGAATATATCTTCTTTCTAAAGCACAAGCACCAATTTCTGATAAATTATATTCGAGTATTACGATTTTAGATTTATCTTTTGGTACAGGAACTCTGGAATGTTTTTCCCAGGCTCGGTAATTTTTACCTTTACCAATATAATAAGGAGTTGATTTATTTGAACGAATATATGCGTATACGTAATATAAATACATAGCTGATTCTCCCGTTAGAATTAGAGCTAATGGATGCCAAGAACATCGCGATTAGCAATATTATTTATAAAAAATAAATTGAAATATATTAACAACAAAGAAAGGTGATTAAAATATGGAAATTAACATCCCAATTGAACAACTACGAAAGAGAAAGTTGTTTGTAGCAACACCAATGTATGGTGGGCAGTGTGCAGGTATGTTTGCGCGTTCGATTGCCGACTTGTCTGCGCTTTGTACTCAGTATGGCATCCCCTTACAGTTTTATTTTCTGTTTAACGAATCTCTAATTACACGTGCAAGAAATTATTGTTGCGATGAATTCATGCGTTCAGATGCGGAACATCTAATGTTTATTGACTCTGATATTGGTTTCAATCCACAGGATGTAATTGCTCTTATGGCATTACAGGCACAAGACCCAGAAAAGTATGATATTATCGGCGGTCCATATCCAAAGAAGTGTATTTCTTGGGAAAAGATTAAGCATGCTGTTGATAAGGGTGTTGCTGACGAAGATCCGAATGTTCTAGATAAGTTCGTTGGAGATTATGTATTTAATCCAAAGGGCGGTCAAGGTTCTATTGCAATTGGTGAACCATGTGAAGTTCTTGAAATTGGAACTGGTTTTATGATGGTTTCTAAGCAAGCTATGAAGAAGTTTGCTGATTCTTATCAGCAATATCTATATCGTCCAGATCATATTCGTACAGAACACTTTGATGGTTCAAGAAAGATTATGATGTATTTTCAGGCAGAAGTCGATCCTAAGTCTGAACGCTATCTATCGGAAGATTATTGGTTCTGTCAGAAGGCACAGGAAATTGGTCTACGTACATGGTTCTGTCCATGGATGAAGATGCAACATGTAGGCACTTATATCTTTGGTGGGTCGTTGGCAGACTTAGCTTCTATTGGAGTTAGTGCTACTGCTGATCCATCTAAGCTTGGTGGTAAACCTAAGAAGAAGTAACTTAAGGAGCATATATTATGAAGATTGATGTTAATACAGTTAATGTTTTGAAGAACTTCGCTAAAATTAATGGTTCTATCCTTGTTCAAGAAGGCAATGTCTTAAAGACGGTGTCGCCTTCTAAGACTATTTTAGCCAAGGCAGTTGTAAACGATAAGTTTAAGACTAAGTTTGCAATTTATAATTTGGATCGTTTTATCTCAACTCTGAGTTTATTCAACGATCCATCTCTAGAGTTTGGCGAAAAGTCTGTAAATATTTCTGATTCAAATAAGAACATAAACTATGTTTATGCTGATGAATCAACTATTACTAAGCCACCAGAAAAGCAAATTACTCTACCTACATCAGATGTTACATTTAATCTTACAAATGAAAGTTTGAAGGATGTAGAAAAGGCTTCTGGTGTTCTTAGTTTGCCTGAAATTGTAGTTTCTGGCGATGGTACAAATATTTACTTACAGGCAATGGATACTAAGAATCCATCGGGTGATGTATATTCTATCACTATTGGTAAAACAAAGAAGACATTTAAGGCAGTATTTAAGTCTGAAAATATTAAGATTATCCCAGGAGAATATGAAGTAACAATTTCTTCAAAGGGCATTTCCCACTTCAAGGGAAACAATATTGAATATTGGATTGCAATCGAACAATCTTCTTCTTTTTGATGGGGCGTTAAGCCCCACCTTTTTTATTATGGAGTTATATTATGAATGAACAGTTCCTGTGGGTCGAGAAGTATCGTCCAAAAACTATTAGTGAAACGATTTTACCAAATGAACTAAAAAATACTTTTCAACAATTTGTTAATCAGAAAAACATTCCTAACATGATTCTATCAGGTTCTGCAGGAGTTGGTAAAACTACTGTTGCAAAAGCTATGCTTGAAGAACTTGGTTGCGATTATATTACTATCAATGGATCAATGAATGGAAACATTGATACTCTGAGAAATCAAATTTTAAACTTTGCTTCATCTGTTTCTTTAACAGGTGGCAGAAAATATGTAATTCTTGATGAGGCGGATTATCTAAATGCCAATTCTACTCAGCCAGCATTACGCAACTTTATGGAAGAGTATTCTAAAAATTGTGGATTTATTTTAACTTGTAATTACAAAAACAAAATTATTGAGCCGCTACATTCAAGGTGTTCTGTTATTGATTTTAAAATTGATAAAAAGGAACTTACCAAACTAGCATCTCAATTTTTTAAGAGAATTCAGTCTATCTTAGAAAAAGAAAATATCAGCTATGATAAATCTGTTGTTGCAGAATTAATCAAGAAGCATTTCCCTGATTGGCGAAGAGTTCTTAATGAACTCCAAAGGTATTCTGCAACAGGTTCTATTGATTCTGGCATTCTTACAAACGTTCTTGAAATTTCTATTAAAGAACTTGTCATCTTATTAAAAAATAAACAGTTCACAGATATTCGTAAATGGGTTGCTGAGAATATTGATAACGATCAAAATCTCGTATTCAGAAAGCTCTATGATACTTGTTCTGAATATTTGACCAAACAAAGTGTACCGCAACTGGTTTTACTTTTGGCCAAGTATCAATATCAAGCAGCATTTGCTGTTGATTCTGAAATTAATCTCATGGCATGTTTAACAGAAATGATGATTGATTGTGAGTTTGTTTGATGACTAATCCATTTGATTATGTAAATTCTATCTTATATAATAAGAAAAATATCATTGATAATGAATCATCAGAAAGGGAATACGTTCCCTTTCTCACAAACAAGGCTCTATCTTATTATCCAGACACACTATTTTATGCGCAAGAAATGAACGTTAATAATCATATAGATAAGAAACTTCAATTTGATTATTTAATAAATAACGTTAGGCTCGTTAAAAGACCAAAATCTAAATGGGCTAAAAAGAAAGAAAATAATGATATTGATGCGTTGCAGGATTTTTTTGGGTATAGTTATCAAAAAGCAAAAGTTGCGCTATCTGTTCTTTCAAAAGATCAACTAAAAGAAATAAAAAGAAGAATCGAAAAAGGTGGAGCAAATGAATGAAATTTTAGAATCTCTTGTCGAAATAAAAATCGCAGAGGAAGAAGATTTTTTAAAGATCAAAGAAACATTGACCAGAATTGGAATAGCTTCAAGGAAAGAAAAGAAGCTATATCAGTCATGCCATATTTTTCATAAACAAGGAAAATATTACATAGTACATTTTAAGGAAATGTTTTTGATTGATGGTAAACAATCTAATTTTTCAGAAGAAGATAAAGGCCGAAGAAATAAAATTATTGCTCTTTTGCAAGATTGGAATTTGCTAAAAGTCGTTGAATCGGAAAAAATCAAATCGCCTGTTGCGCCGATGAATCAAATTAAAATTATAAATCATAAAGAAAAAAATGAATGGGCATTAGAATCAAAGTATAACATAGGAAAGAAAAAGTAAGGATATTAAAATGTTACCATGGAAAATTGTGAAGAAAACTTATACGCCTGCAGATAAGAAAATTGAAGAAATAAAAAATATTCTTTTTCCTCCAATGAAACTTAAAGAAGAACTAAACGAAGGAAAACCATTTAAGTACCATATCGATTATTCTATAGACTCTAATTTAGATGCTGCGCTTATCGATTTGCAAGAAGGGAATAACGACCAAGTTACGCAAAATACGATAAACGCAGCAATTAAAAAATTACATCAAATTAGGAAAATGCTTGAAGCATACTCGGAATTTGATAAAGACGCCAAGTATATAATTGTTGATAACGAAGACCAAGAAGCTGATATTATTGCTTCTGATAATTAATGCTTGTTTATAGTTTGTTGAGCGTCGTTTAGGTAATTTTTAATAGCGGTAATTGAATTTTTACAAACTTTATTATCTTGATATAAAGTTATAATCAATTTAGCTACTGCTATATCATCCAAATTTTTTGGATTTGGAAACGTTTTAATTGTTGGACAACGAAAAAAACTGTCATTAGGCATAACTGAAATATATTTTGTTTCTATTAAATTTGGTTGTGCAGAATTACAACCCGCTAGAATTAGTAATGCTGGTATAACTAATAATTTTCTCATTGATCTTTCCTCAATTCTTCGATTGTTTTTTTCAAAATATCTGATGACTTTTTATCATCTTTTTTTGCTTCATCTGAATTTAAATACTTATTCAAATTGTCAAGAGAGTTAATTAGTTGTTGATTTTTTGTAGTTAGATCGTCTATAATTTTTTTCTGATCGTCGTTCAATTTATTTAAGTTATCATTAATTATTTTTTGATCTTTTAATGTTTGTTCTAATTGTTTGTTATTAAACTCGAGTAATGCTTGTTTTTCAATAGAATGTTTCCATGTAAAATAAGTTATTGTTATTGCGGATATTATGACTGTAATAAATAGAAAGTATCTAAAAACTTTACTTCCTAATAATGTAAAGGCAAAAGCAAACATTTTATCCTCCTTTTTTATAGGTATATTTATATGGCATATGTAGTAGTTCCTGAACATATTATTATTGATGCAGATTCTGCAATGTTGGAAGATAATGACGAAACTAGTTCTTTTAATAAAGTTTTAAATGCAGGAGCGGAAATCAAAAATGCTGGATTAACTCCAATCTATATGTTAGATACAGAGAAGATGGATTTGCTCGTCGTAGTTAAAGAATATATTGGAAAAAAGTTGCACTGACCCCTTTAAATTCATTTACGAAACCCCTATATAATATGTACGCTGCCTAATGGAGCGTACAATTTTTTTAACTCGCTTAATAAGGAGAAAAATATGAACGATATTTTTTCATTCAACACAACCAATTTCGATAAGTTTTTCGTTGGTTCTGATCGTTTAATTAACGCACTTGCTAAAGCACATAGCGAATTTACTAAAGCTATTCCTGCATATCCCCCATATAATATTGTTAAGGTCGACGAAAACAAGTACGCCATTGAAATGGCTGTTGCTGGTTTCGGTAAAAACAATATTGAATTGGAACTTTCTAATAATGTTCTTACCATTAAAGGTGGTATGACCATTGAAAATATGGCAGACGAAACCGTAAACCCAGTAGCCTATATTTACAAGGGTATTGCTGATCGCTCATTCACACGTAAGTTTACTCTTGCTGATGCTGTTGAAGTTAAGGATGCGCAATTGATTAATGGTATGCTTAAGATTTGGCTAGAACATATTATTCCTGATGATAAGAAGCCTAAACGTATAATGATTAATGAAGGTGAAGATCAAAAAGGAATAAAGAAAAAATAATTATTTTTTATGTGCTAAGGATAAGTTTAATTTATGTTCTTCTGTGAACTTCATTCCTTTTCTTGCTTCGCTAATTTTTCTTCTGTGTTCTTCAGATTTAGGTTTACGAAGTTTTTCAAGATATAACTTATCCTTAGCTTTATTCTGATTAATTTTAGATTTATGTTCTGCGGATTTGGGTTTTCTTAAATTTTTTCTGTGTTCTTCAGATTTAGGTTTTCTCATTTTTTGTTTTGTTTTTTCGCTATGTTTGAAGCCTGAAATTCCATCACCGCCTTCTGATAAATTACGTAAAATGCCTGAATTATTAATTTTTCTACCATACCATCTGATATAAAATCTTTCTATAGCAAAAGCTCCTATTTCTGATAAATTTTTTTCTAAAAAAATTATATTTGATTTATCAGGTAAAGGTATATTATGCTGTTTCGAAAAAGCTCTGTTGCCTTTTCCTTTACCGATATAATATGGACTATTGTCTGATTTTCTTAAATATGCGTATACGTAATAATTATACATAAAATTTCCATATAAAAATAAATTATTAGTAATATCATTATATAAATGATAATTTATTTATAATCAAAAAGGATTAAGTAAATGTCCATCATTAATAAAATTTCAAATTGGCTAGATCGCCAATCCCAAATCAAAAAAGCAGTACGAGAACTTTCTCGAATGACTGACAGAGAACTAGCCGATATTGGAATTTCTCGTGCAGACATTATTAGAGTTGCACGAGAGGCGAATACATAATGTGGCCTTATAACGAAGAAGAACTAGATTTCATAAATAATGGATGTTGAATAATAAATAGAGGGGATATCCCCTCTATTTTTTTTAAGGAGAATAATCAATGATAACTTTACAACAACTAAAAGATTTATTCCCTTACACTAATGAAAATACACTTTCGCAATATATTGAAGGCATCAATAAAACTATTGATGATTATCTAATTAATAACCCTGCTATGTTTTTAGCACAAATTGGCGTAGAATCTAATGGGTTGAGGGTAATGGAAGAAAATTTAAATTATTCTGCTTCAAGATTAAGAGTTGTTTTTCCTAGATATTTTCATAACAGAGATGCTAATGATTATGATAGAAACCCAGAAAAGATTGCTAATTTAATTTACAGTAATCGTATGGGTAATGGTTCTGAAGAATCGGGCGATGGATATAAATTTCGTGGCCGAGGAGCATTACAAATTACCGGTAAATATAATTATGAAAAATTCGCTCAATCGGTCAATATGAGCGTCGATGATGTAATTGATTATATTACTACACCCGAAGGGGCTGTTATGTCTGCTGGTTGGTTTTGGAAAGCTAACAATATTAATAGAATTTCAAACGATATTGTTCTGACTAGCCGTAGAATTAATG